AAATCTGTTCTTGTGTTGAATTTTGGTGGGGACAAAACTTGCACTAACGGCACGTTTACAATTCAATTCCCTACAGCTGACGCATCTAACGCTATATTAAGATTAGCGTAGGAGTAACATGGCTTTAATTTTACACGATCGCGTAAAAGAAACCACTACCACGACCGGAACAGGTACGTTAAATCTGGAAGGTGCTACTGGTGGATTTGAAAGTTTTGTAGCTGGTATAGGTACCACTAATAGAACTTTTTACGCAATAGTAGGAAGGACCACTACTGAATTTGAAATAGGTATGGGCACCGTAACGGATGCTTCACCTGACACTTTGTCTAGAGACAGAGTTATATCAAGTTCTAATAGTGATAACAAAGTTAGTTTTAGCGCTGGAACTAAAGATGTTTTTTGTACTTTACCGGCATCAAAAGAAGGTCTGCCATTTCCTTCAGTTGACTTTGGTAATTCAACTGCACCACAGATTATAACTGTAACGGTAGATAGTAAAACAATATTACATCCTTACTACGGAGATGGATCTAGTCTTGGTTATTACTTAAATGGTTTAGAATCACCTGCTATAAGATTTTCTGGTGTAGATACAGGAGAAAAATATTATTATAGATTTGATCAAAGTGATAGTAGTAACTCAGGCCATCCACTTAGATTTTATTTAGATTCAGCAAGAAACACTGAATATACAACTGGTGTAACCAACACAGGTAGTTCACCTGCACCTGGTAGTTCTGGTGCATATACACAAATAGCTGTAGATTCAGAAACACCTAACATTTTATATTATCAATGTTCTTCGCACGGATACATGGGTAACCATGCCGTAGCAATAACAAATAAAGTTAATTCTAATTTTAGCACACTTGGTGATGTAACTGTAGGAAGCAAATTAAAATTACCTACAAACACTGCAAACAAAATATTGATTGCAGATGGAACAAGTTTTGAAGAAGTGGATATGTCAGGCGACGCTACAATAGCATCCGGTGGTGCTTTAACTCTTGCTAATTCAGGAGTATCAGCAGCTAGTTATACAAACGCTAATGTAACTGTAGATGCAAAAGGTCGTATAACATCAGCTTCCAGTGGCACAGCAGGCGCTTCTGCTGGATTTGTAATTGCAATGTCTGTCGCACTTTGATATAAGGAGAAACCATGGCACAAGATTTTGAAAACGTAAAAGCAAGAAATATAGGCACAAGTGCTTCAACTTTACTTACAGCCAACTCTGACGACGCTCTTATTGGTATTCGTGTTGCTAACGTTGTAGCACAGACAATACAAGTAGATGTGTTTATTTCTAGTGGTGGTAGTGATTATCACTTAGCCAAAGGAGTAAGCATACCTCAAGGGTCAAGTATGGAGTTTATTGATGGTGGTGCTAAAGTAGTATTACTATCTGGAGACGCTGTAAAAATTAAGTCTGACACAGCTAGTTCTGCTGATTGTTGGATGTCATATATTGATAGCATAAGTACATAGGAGGGTAAATGGGTTATATAGGACCGGCTAATACTGATCAGTTTAAATCCATGTCTACCCAGACTATTACTGGGGATGGATCTGCAACTACGTTTACATTAACGACACCAGTTGCTAACTCATCAGAAATAAGATTTGTTGTAAACAACGTTGTGCAAAAACCAGATGTAGATTACACTGCAAGCGGTACACAACTATCAACAGGATCAAACGTGCTAGCAGGATCAGATGCAGCGTATGTTGTAAACATAGGCGCAGCTGTAGGATCACAAACACCGGATACAGGTAGTGTAGACCACACAGCTATATCAGCATCTTTTAATGGCATGTATTTAAACTTAGCAACTGTAACATCTACGATCACAGTAGCTGCAGCACAGAATGCTTTTTTAGCAGGGCCAGTAAACTTTACTAACACCGTAACGGTAGAAGGGACATTGACGGTAATATAATGGGAACTTTATTCGTAGATAAATTAGATCCACAATCAGGAACGTCTCTAGAGATTGGTAGTTCAGGGGACACGATCACGATTCCGTCAGGGGCTACAATTGCTAATAGTGGAACATCAACTGGTTTTGGTGGAACTAATACTTCAAGATGGTTTGTAAAAAGAACTGGCTCACAATCTTTATCAAATAATAGTTATGTAAAAGTACAATTAAATACAGAAGTAATAGATAGTGAAAATAATTTTGATTCATCAACAAACTATCGTTACACAATAACTGAAGCAGGTACTTACATGTTAGGAGCTCAAATGTATTTGTCTGCAGGAGCAAATTCAAACTTGTTTAATGGTAATATCTCAATAAGAAAAAATGGCTCAGATATACTCACTCATTCTTATAATTGGTCATCAAATGATCCTTATGAATATACACCTAATATTACTTGCATACATGATTTTGTGGCAACAGATTATTTAGAGGTATATGCTAAAGTAGAAGCGAGAAATGGAAGCGGATCAGCAATATATGACACAGGCGATGGATCAGAATCAAATTTTTTTTGGGGATATAAATTAATAACATGATAACAATTTTAAAAGGAGGTCTATATGGCAAGTCTATCAACTAAAGTAAAGCTTTACTGCGAAGCGAACAGCAAAACAGCTGATTTCGGTCAAGGAGGCAATGTACTTTTACAGGATGACTCGGACGGTAAAGGCCCGTACGTAAAGAGCTGGAGCGTCGATGGTTTAGATAAACCAACTGACGAACAATTAGCTAGTTATGAAACGGCTGGTAATACCGAAGAGACAAACAATCTTGTAAGAAGTACAAGAAAAGCGGCTTATGGTGATATCGGCGATCAGCTTGATGAGATATTTAAAGATATCGACGCGTGGAAAGCACGTATTCAAGGGATCAAAGATGCTAACCCTAAGTCTTAAGGAGTAATAATTGAGTAAAGTACAAGTAGATACTATTGATACCAGATCTGGAACGTCTACCATGCAAATTGGTAGCACGAACACGTCTACTATTAACATAGGCGTTTCAGGTGATACGGTTAACATCCCGTCAGGGGTGACGATCGCTAACGCTGGGACCTCTACTGGCTTTGGAAGCAACAAACCAATACTGTCGGTAGGTTTATCAAGCACGCAAACAATGAGTGACAACACTTGGACTACACTAGTTTTTCAAACTGAAATTTTAGACGCAGATGGAATTTACAATAATTCAACTGGTATCGCCACTCCTACTGCTGGAACATACTTAATGATTTTTGCAGCAAATGTTGGTGGTGGAGGCAGCAGCACTTTACAAGATGCTGGAGTAAAATTTTTAGTAGGAAGTACAGTTACTGCTGAACAAACTTGTAATGCGGCAAGTAATAATCAAAGTTATACTAATTTAGTTACGTCTTATATTCAAACATTTGATGGTAGTACAACTGTTGCCTGTCAAGCGTACAATAATGTAAGTAGCGGAACGCCTTCAGTTTACGGAGGTGGTAATCCTAGATTTGGTGCAACTTTTCAAATGGTAAAATTAATGTCATGAGCACTTTAAAAGTAAATACTATACAAAAGCGCTCAGGATCTGCGCTAGCAATTGGAGAATCTGGAGATACTGTAACTATTACAGGCACCACTACAAATATTGTAGGAACTTTACAAAATAATGGTGCGTCTGTTGGTGGATCAAACACTCCAGTATTTGCTGTGACTTTAAGTGGTAATCAATCAATACCCGACGCTTCTATAACTAAAGTTACATTTGATACTGAAACGATAGATTCAGATGGTGCTTTTGCATCAAATAAATTTACTGTGCCTTCAGGTGGTGCAGGAAAATATTGGTTCTCAACTGGATTAGGTGTTGATGCAGGTGGAGTAGGAAGTTTTAAAAACGCAAATGTTCATATTTATAAAAATGGATCAAGCGTAAAACAGAGTTATTTTAATAATGATAATGCTTCAGCATATACAACAAAATTTTTCGTTTGGAATGCAGCAGTTTTAGATTTAGCAGTATCAGATTACATAGAGATTTATGTATATCATGATAACGCAGGAGGAACACCTATTCTTACTGGAGGAACTGATGGATCTTCTTTTTATGGATATAAATTAATTTAGGAGCATAACATGGCATTTGCAACGATAGATGTAACAAAAGGAATAACAGGAACAATAGCTACAGATAATCTTCCCACAATTCCTACAACAAAAGGTGGCACAGGATTAACATCTGGATTTAAAAATGGGGTAGACCCTAGACCTAATACAGAGCCTTTATTTATAAATGGAAACATGGAAGTAGCTCAACGAGGAACTTCCGAAACTGGACAAACAGGTAGTGGACATTTTACTTGTGATAGATGGGGTTTAGGTAATACTAGTTTAGGGACATATACAATAGAGCAATCTACTGATGCTCCTGATAATACAGGTTTAGGAAAATCTTATAAATTAGATTGCACTACAGCAGATGCTTCTCCGTCTGCTGGAGATAGATTATATTTTTATTATCAATTTGAAGGTCAAGAAGTACAACTTTTAGAAAAAGGAACATCAGATGCTAAAAAAAGCACACTAGCTTTTTGGGTTAAGTCAGCTAAAACTGGAACTTACACAGTACAAGCATACGACAATGATAATAGCAGAGCAGTATCAGTACAATACACAATTAGTTCTGCTAATACTTGGGAACATAAAGTTCTTGTTATTCCAGCGGATACTTCTGGTGCTTATGATAATGACAATGCCTCTAGTTTAATTTTTTTATGGTACTTAGGAGCTGGTTCAACCAGAACTTCTGGCACTTTACAAACTTCATGGGGAGCAGACGTGGCGGCAAACACAGCAGTTGGTAATGTAAATTTATCAGATAGCACTTCTAATGATTGGTATATTACTGGAGTGCAATTAGAAGTAGGAGAGTTTACTTCTACTACTTTACCACCTTTTCAACATGAAACTTTAGGAGATAATTTACTTAGATGTCAAAGATATTTTTGGAGAGCAGATACAAGCACTAACGCTAGACCTTTTTGTATGGGCAGATATTGGAGTGCTGATAATGTTGGGGGTTTACTTTATTACCCAGTAAAAATGAGAACTGCTCCAACTGTTACTTGGGTTAATCCTACTAATGGTTGGTTATCAAGCGGTGGCACTGGTTCATCAAATGATTATTTTACCGATATAGTAACTGATGCCGCAACAACTGAGTCGGTTGTTTGGTATACAAGTGGCACAAGTGCTGATGGTACTGCTGGTTATGGTACAATTATTTATACTGGTACTGCTGGCGGTAGACAAATGAATTGTAGTGCGGAGTTATAAATGGATTTAAGTAAAGCAAAAAAAATACAATATCATAAAAGTATGGCAAACAACGAAAATACTATTATTAATGTTATTTATGATGAAGATGAAAATGGAACAAAAAAAATTAGTTGTGTTCCTATAGACAATGACAATACAGACTATCAAACAATTATGAAATGGGTAGCAGAGGGTAATACAATCGAGGAGGCTGATTAATGGGATACATTGGACCAGGTTTAGATTTTGGCGCGTTCCAAAAAATTGATGACATTAGTTCTGGATTTAATGGATCAGCAACAGAGTTTAACGTACAAATAGGTGGTGAGACTGCAGAAATAGCAAGTCTTAACCAATTAATAATTTCTATATCAGGTGTTATTCAAGAGCCAAATAGTG